GCTATCACAGGGGGTAAATCAGGATTAGGGATGTTATATCTAGAAATAAGTATTTCATAAAAATTTTTAACTGTATCATATGCTACCTTATTTAATTGAGCATCATAAGCTTGACCTATGCATGACAATAACATATCTACAACATCTACATCTTCACAAGTTTTTCTGTCAAACTCTTTTAAGCATAAACTAGTTAATACTTCTCTTGTTTCTTTATGAGCTATCACAGGGGGTAAATCAGGATGTTTTGGATCCACAAAGTATCTTTTAAGAAACTTAACTCCAGGTTTTTTAATTTCCTGAGTTTTAGGATCAATAGTAGTAAGAAACTCATCGTATTCATCCACTTCCCTTAATTCTACATTAAAATACTCTTTTAAAAATAAAGTAAATTCTCTTGTATTTAATATAGCCTGCAACGTCTCTGGCCAAGTTGACACATGATCATCACCATAAACTCCTATGGCTATTAACCTTAGGATTACGCAATATTTCATATAAGCAGCAGTCATAGGATATTTATTCATAGTATAAACTACAAAAAGGCACCAAAAGAATTTCATTACAAAACTATCCAGGAGTGAAGTTTCCAACCCTCCCGAATATACTTTACCTTTTTCTATCCTCCAAAAGCCACCCAAATGTAAAACTATCTTTATAGCTATGTGGTACATAAAGAACTTAAATAAAGTCCTTATATAATTTTGTGCTCTCTTTGTTTTATTATCCATTCTATAGCACAAATAAGCTATACCACAAAATAAGTCTATAAATATCTTTTGAACATTTTTATCTAATTTATAGACATCTCCCTTACCCCATCGCTGACCTTTTACATCATAATTTAACATTTTAGCAAAATTATATGCTCCACCATGCATAAAATTAATCCCGATACAAATATATGTACCAGTCATTATATATTTTTGAAACCACATTAAAGTGTGTCCCATAAATGAGTGAAACATCGATGGTATAAAAAACTCTCTCATACTTAATAATAATTTCTTGAGTTTTTCTAACGTAGGAGTAGCCATTAATTTCTTCCATTCCTTTTTCTGTCTAATAACTTCAAAGTCAAAATATGGAAAGTCCTTTTCTAATTGTGTAAACATCATAAAGCAGTGAAAGGCTCTCATATTCGACTCCCACAAAAGTGCTTTCTTCCCTGAATTATGAACCTTGTACGTAACACCATCTTGCTCATATTTACGCGCTTGCTCAGGTATTATTCCTCCTCCAGTATTCCAATTAAAAAAAAATAAATTCTCTGGAGAATAACGAAATTCAAAAGTATTAAAATGTTTCTTAAGATCTAAATAATCTATAAGCATCTCATAAGCTGGTAGAAACAATTTTCTTATTCGCGCCCAAGGTTCACCTTCAAAACATGTATCTGTATCATACTCTTTTAATAACAACACTTGTTTCATCGGACTCATATTACCTGTTGTAAAAACTACTCTATCGTACGCTTGTCCAATGAATTGTCCATCAAAATTCATAATGGGTGAATACTTCTCGTAAATCATATGATATACTGATATTACCTGATACGCACGATCCGCAAGAGATCCTGGTTTGGTAGTTCGTATTCCTGTCAGATTATAAATCCAATCGCCACTTACTTTTCTTACTATATCTTTTATAAATAATGATGGTACTATGTCGTCTTCATTGTATCTATTTAGATGTGATGTTGGAGGTCTCAGTAAAGTTTGAGATTTATTTGTGTATAATAATGTATAAAAATTAAAAAACGATTTATAACAAATCTCAGCTCTTTGTTTTATTTGACCATTTACTAGCAGATATTTTGATATTATTTCAGCGTATATACTCGCCATCATGTCTTTCTTTGTTCTATAATCGCACGGACATCTAGTGATAGGAGCTATCTGATTTTTAACATCATAATATTCAAAAGCTACTGTTGAATCATAATGGATGTGATAAGGACACCCAACTTTTCTAACTTGCATTCTTGACGGATTGCGTCGATAAAATAATCTATTCGTTATTGGAAATCGTGGAAAACCAATTTTTGAAAATATATGATCTAACGGTAAAACTTGAAAGGATTGCGTTTTTATTGTAGTAATAACCAATGAAGATGAAATTTAATCAATTCAA